GTGGCGCTGAACTGGACCGGCTACATCATGGACCACGCGCCGGCGTCGATGCTGTTCGTGCAGCCGACGCTCGATGTGCGCGAGCGTTTCGTCAAACAACGCATCGATCCCATGCTGGTCGGCACGCCGGTGCTGGCCAAGCTGTTCGACGCCGGCCGCCGGCGCGACAGCACCAACACCGAGGCGATCAAGGATTTTCCCGCCGGCATGCTGATCCTCGGCGGCGCCAACTCGCCGGCGTCGCTGGCCTCGATGCCGATCAAGTACGTGGTCAACGACGAACTCGACCGCTTCCCCTGGGAGGTCGGCGCGGAGGGTGACCCGCACAGCCTGATCCGCGCGCGCCAGCGCAATTTCCGCGCGCGCAAGGAACTGAACATCTCCACGCCCACGGTCAAGGGTGCCTCGCGCATCGACGAACTGCGCGAGCTCGGCGACCAGCGCGAATATCACGTGCCCTGTCCGCATTGCGAGCAGCTGCAGATGATGGAATGGAAAAACCTGCGCTGGACCCTCGACCCGGTGACCAAGGAACCGACGCACACCGCCTACGTCTGCCGTCATTGCGGCGCCGAGATCGAGGAGCACCACAAGACCGAGATGCTGAAGGAACACGGCCACGGCGGCCGCGCGCGCTGGATTCCGAAATACCCGGAGCGCAGCCACCGCGACCGCAGTTACCAGCGGTTGGGCGCGTTGTATTCGCCGCTCGGTCTCGGCCTGCGCTGGATCGAGATGGTGCGCCTATGGCTGGAGGCGCAGCAGGACAAAACCAAACTCAAGGTGTTCATCAACACCGTGCTCGCCGAGGTGTGGGAGGATCAATCGCGCGACATCAAGCCGCACGAACTCAAGGCGCGCGCCGAGCCGTACAACCTGCGCGAGATCCCGCCCGGCTGCCTGCGGCTCACCGCCGGCGTTGACGTGCACCCCGACCGCTTCGAGGTCCAGGTGCTGGGCCACGGCCGCGCGAAAGTCAAATGGACCGTGGACAAGATCATCCTGCCTGCCGATCCCGCGCGCGACGAGGAGTGGCGCAAGCTGGAGGATTACCTGCAGCGGCCGTTCCTCAACCGCTTCGGCCGCGCGCTGTTCATCGAGGCCACGGCGGTCGACTCCGGCGGCCAGAACACGCAGGACGTGTACAACTGGGCGCGCGAGGCGAAAAAGAAAATCCGCCACCTCATGATCATCAAGGGCTCGAACACGCCGAACAAGCCGATCATCGCCGGCCGCCCGCAATGGCAGGACATCAACCACCGCGGCCGCACGATCAAGAAGGGCGTGCTGTTGTGGATGATCGGCGTCGACACCGCCAAGCACGCGCTGTTCGCGCTGCTCGCCGGCGACGCGCAGCACGAGCCCTCGGCGCGCAAGGTGCGCTTCAGCCAGGAACTGCCGGACGAGTATTACAAGCAGCTCACGGCGGAAGTGTTCGACCCGGAAAAAAACAAATTCGTCCACCGCCGCGGCCGGCGCAACGAGGACCTCGACACCTGGGTGTACGCCTACGCCGCGTCGCACCACCCCGAGCTGCGCATCCACACCATGACGGCGCGCGACTGGGACCGCCTCGAGCAGATGCTCGAACCGCCGTTGGCGCCGGTCGAGGAAGGCCCGCCGGCGCCGGACGCGGCGCCGGTATCCACGCCGCCGGTGGCCGCGCCCAAGCCGCCGGCGTCGGGCGGGCCGCAAGGTTTTGGAAGCGAGGAGTGGAATTTATGAATCTTCGGTGAATTGGCTAAAATGCCATATCCATCCAACGAAATGAGAGGAAAAAATGAAATTCAAATTAACAACGTCCGGTGATTGGTATACAAAAAAACAAGCAAATAGATTGATGACACTGGGCTTTACTTTTGAGAAAGACGATTTTGATAAAGAACGCCCATGGCTTAAGTCAAGAGATTCTGAATCTGAGGTCGAGATTACGTCTTTGGAGGAGTTAATAGCTTTCAGGGATAAATGGGGTCCGGTGATAATTTTTGAAAACACCATAGAAATTTACGATTCTTCGCGAGATTAAGCTACATAACAATGGAATCCGACGACCTGCTCGGCGCGGTGCACGACGCGGTGTATGCGCTGCTGGTCACGCGTGGCGTCGAGGAACTGACCGCGATCGCCGACACCCAGGCGCTGTGCCGCGACCTGCAGCGGGATCTCGGCGGGCGCGAGCATTACCTGCCGGCGCTCGGCAAAGAATCGCGCCGTCGCCAGATCGCCGCCGCCCTGCGCGCCGGCGTGCCGCCGGCCGAGATCGCGCAGAAGCAAGGCGTGCATCCGAAAACCGTCGCCAAGGTCGCCGCGCAGATCAAACAAAAACCGAGCGACGATCCGGGCCTCGGCACGAAAGAATGGGTGATCGACTGACTGCACGCGTCTGCAAATTTCTTTTGATGTAACCAAAGACAAAAACCATGCCAATTCCCGGAGCAATCCTTCCCTAGTTTTGCTCCACCCGCGCGTTCATTCTCGCGCGCACATGAAGCACGCCCTTACTCCTGCCGGCGTCTGATGGCCACCGCCACCCAGGCCGAGATCGATGCCCTCGAAGCCGCGATGAAATCCGGCGTTTTGCGCGTCCGTTTCGCCGACCGCGACATCACCTACCGCTCGCAGGCCGAGATGGCGCAGCAGTTGAAGCTGATGAAAAACCAGCTATCCGCCGCGCCGTCCAGCGGTCCGCGCTTCTCGCAGGCATCGTTCTCGGAGCCCTACGGAACATGATGGCCAGACGAACGCAGCGAAGCGGAGTAGGGCGACCGTTATGAACGCGACCGCCGCCCAGCCCTCCCCGAACTTGCTCGACCGCGCGATCGCGGCGTTCGCGCCCGGCTGGGCCGTGGCGCGTTTCCGCCATCGCGCCACGCTGGCGTATTACGAGGCGGTCAAGACCACGCGCCTGCGGCGCGCGCGCACCAAGGACGGCAGCGGCGACATGACCGTCACCGGCAACGCCGCCAAGCTGCGCGCCTACGCGCGCGACATGGAACGCAATCACGACATCTCGCGCGGCGCGCTCGACCGGCTGGTGCAGAACATCGTCGGCCCGCACGGCATCCAGATCGAGCCGCAGCCACGCAACCTGAAGGGCGAAATCCACGAGGCGCTGGCGCAGGAAATCCTGAAATTATTGCGCGATTTTTACAAACGCCCCGAGGTCACGTTCCAGCACAGCTGGGCATCGTCACAGCGCATGGTGTGCCGTCCCTGGCTGCGTGACGGCGAGGCCTTCGCGCAGCGGCTGATGGGCAAGATCGGCAACCTCAACCACGGTACGCGCGTGCCGTACTCGCTCGAATTGCTGGAGTCCGACAACTGCCCGCTCGAGTATAACGACGACGGTCGCGGCATCGTGCAGGGCGTGGAACGCAGCGGCTGGGGCCGCCCGCTGGCCTATCATCTCTACAAAACCGATCCCTCAAAAATTCTGCGCCTGATCATGGTCGCGGATCTCAAGCGCGTGCCGGCCGAGCGCATGCTCCACGTGAAACTTACCGACCGCATGCAGCAGGCGCGCGGCATTTCCATCTTCGCCTCGGTGCTCACGCGCCTCGACGACATCAAGGATTACGAAGAATCGGAACGCATCGCCGCCAAGGTCGCGGCGTCGATGGCGGCCTACATCAAGAAGGGCAACGCCGAGGATTACACCGTCGAGAAGGACGAGAACGGCGAGATCAAACGGCGCGACATGAAATTTCGCCCCGGCATGATCTTCGACGACCTCTACCCCGGCGAGGAGATCGGCATGATCGACTCCAAGCGTCCGAACCCCGAGGTGGAAAATTACCGCAAGGGCCAGTTGCGCGCCGCCGCCGCCGGCATCGGTATCAGCTATTCCAGTTTCGCGCGCGACTACAACGGCACGTACAGCGCGCAGCGCCAGGAGCTGGTGGAGTCATATGGCGCTTACGGTGTGCTCGCCGGCGAATTCGGCGATCGTTTCGTGTATCCGGTCTACGAGGATGTTCTGAATATGGCGGTGCTGTCCGGCCAGCTCACGCTGCCGGCGGACCTCGATCCGCTCTCGCTCGACGATTGCATCCTGATTCCGCCGCAGATGCCGTGGATCGATCCGGAGAAAGAAGCCAGCGCCTGGGCACTGCAAGAGGAATCGCGCTACGCCAGCGGGCCCGAGATCATCCGCCGCCGCGGTCGCAACCCGCGCGACGTGCTG